ATTTTAAGGAGAAAAAATGAAATACCCTAATGTTTATGTGAAATTAGTAGGAGAAGATGGCAATGCTTTTAGTATTTTAGCAAGAGTAAGCAATGCTTTGAAAAAAGCAGGTGTAAGCAAAGAAGCCCTAAAGTTTTTAAGCTCTTTGCTAAAATAAAAGAGAATATAAAAAATATTCTCTTAACTTTTAAAAATTCATAATCAAAAGCTCTTTATTTTCTTTTCTTTTTAAAACATTGTTATTTAAAGAATACCTTACTTTTAACTCCTTAAAATTAAAATCTTTATAAAGCTCTCTTATAAGCTCACAATCATTATAGGAAAGCATAAATTTACCCTTGATATTTTTTAGTAAATTGCATAAAAGCTCATGTTCTTTTAGCCCAAAACCTCCTGTGTTTTTATAATAATTCTCAGTACCTACATAAGGCGGATCTAAATAAAACAAAGCTTCATTATAATCATATTCTTTTAAAATATATTCAAAGCTTTTATTTTCAATACTGGCATTCTTAAGTCTTTTTGTATGCAAACTAAAATCCCTATATAATCTTTTTGGCGCTCTTTGCTTACTCATAGCAAACTGCCCCATGTTTGAACCAAAAGAAGTGTTTATAAGATAAAAATAAAAAGCTGCTCTTTCTATATTGTTTCTTGGTTTAATTTCTTTGTTTTTAAGCATATGGAATATTTTTCTACTTACCAACATAGAATGAAGTATGCTTGTTAAGCTTTGAGGTTTATTTCTTATGCAAAGATGTAAATTAATAAGCTCGTCGTTAATGTCGTTGATGACTTCTATTTTTGAAGGGCTTTTTTGATAAAAGACACTTAAAGCTCCTCCAAAAACTTCAATATAGCTTTTATGCTCAGGCATTAAAGCGATGATTTCTTTAGCTAAATAGTTTTTGCCACCTACCCAAGCAAATGGAGCTTTTAATTTAGTTTGCGTAGGTTTAATTAATGTGCTAGTTTTTAGAAATTTGTCTGTATTGATTTTCATACAAACTCCTTTCAAAATAAAATTTAATTAACTAGTTTTTAAAAATAAAGCTATAATGCTTTTGCTAGTTTTTAGAAAAAGGAGAGCTTATGCTTTCCTTGCTATTATTTTTTGGCAATCTTTACAATAAAATCTTTAGTATCTTTATAAATCACGCTTCTTATGCTTTGATGTAAAACATTATTATTATCTATAGGCAAAAAAGATCTTGCAGGTATATTTTTCTTTCTACTACCATATTGATGAACGAGTCCATATTTAAAACCGCTTTTGCTCTGTATATTATTAAAGACTTTTACGCCACTTTTAGTAGGTTCGCTTTGCCAATTTAAAGCATTGCTTAATTCTCCATCTCTTTTTAAAATTCCTTTATTCTTTCCTTCTTTTATTTTTTGCTTTATGGTAGCTGGTTTTAAGCTTTTCCATTTTCCATCAAAAATACTGCGTTCATTTTTAAAAGAATCTATAATGCTATTTCTTATACTCTCACCAGTGCCCGCCATAATGCTTTGCCCATGTTTATCCATATCTATTAATTTATCACAAGCTTTAAAAAAGTTTTCAAGCCCTTTAATCTCTATATATTCACTCATATTTTATCCATAAATTGTAGTGTTAATTTTGTTTTGTTCTTGCTTTCTTAAAGCGTCGAATACACTTTTTTGTATAGCATGTGCAAATTCTTGCATATTAAAATTGCCATCTTTTGTAGCTATATTAAAAGTGCCATTAACACTTACATTGATATTGCCATTATTAAAGCTTGGAGTATGGTTTATGCTTTCTGCTTGTAATTTATCTTTATAAGTATTGGTAGCGATGATTTTTTCTTTAATTTGTTCGTTTTGGCTTATCTTAACTTCATCATCCCCAAGCCCTACAAAATCAAGAGCATCTTTTATAAAGCCACTTATGGATGAAATCATATCTCCTACCCAAGAAAGCTTAGAGGCAAACCATTCAAACAAAGAACCAAAAATACTATAAAAGAAATCCCCAATGCCTTGCCAAATAGAATTTAAAAACTCAGCTAATGGAGAAGCAACACTCATAATAATATCTTTAAAACTTGCAAATACAAGAGCACATTTATCAAACACCCATTTAAAAACTTCATAAATGGGTTTCCAAATAAATTTTAATATCCCCACAAAAGGAAAGATGATATTTAAAGCATTGTTTTTAAAATAGCCAATCACACCGCTGCATTTATTAAACACGGCTTTAATAACATTGTATATAGGTTCCCAAACAGGTCTAAGCCATTCTATAAAAGACATAAACCATGACTTAACCCTATCCCAATTTGCAATGATGAGCCCAGCCACTATTGCAATACCCCCTAAAATAAGACCAATAGGATTACTCATCATAGCCACGCTTAATACTCTAATACCAATAGCCACAAGCTTAAAGACTTTATTAAGTCCTATTAAAACAAAAGATAAGACTTTAAGAGAAGCTGTGTAAATATTAGTTGTGATGGTTTTTACTTTTAGGGCAATGTTGGCTAGGTTGCAAGAATTTGCAAAGGCTAATATATAAAATCTTGTCATATAAAAAGCATTAGCAAGAATTCTTATACTACTTGCTACATAATTTGAAAATAAATTTATTGTTAAAAGGACTGGTTTTAGCAATAAAAAAGCTGTTGTAGCTGTGGCTACGATGGTGCTAAGCACTGGAAATTTTGAAAGTAAGGTATCTACTATATCAATCACAAAGCTAAATCCTGAAGCGACTAATTTAACTACAGGGAGCAAAGCATCTGAAAATTTAATTGCCAAAGTTCCTATATTATTTCCTAAAATTTTTAATACAGAAGCTGTAGTTTCACACTTATTAATAAGCTCTTTATCCATTGAGCCTTTCTTCTCTTCTGAATTTGTCATCTTTAAAAGCTCTTGATAACGATCATAACCATTGACTAGAGTCGCCATAGCTCTAATTGTGCCACTATCATTGCCAAAAATATTAGTAATAACACCTATTTGAGACTCTTTATCAAGCATTTTTATTCGTGAAAGTAAAATATTGATTGCTTCTTGAGAATTTTGATTTAAAGCTTTTTTCATAAATTCCCCACTAAGACCTAATTGTGAAAAAGCTTCTTCTGCCTTAGCTCCTAAAGTATCAGCAGTTGAAAGTTTGGTAAACATGCTAGAAATAGCAGTCCCTGCAACTTCAGCTGGGATCTTTACTTCATCAAGCGTAGCAGCAAGAGCTGCCATGTTTTCTCTTTGAAGTCCTATAAGATTTCCCATTCCTCCAATTCTGCTAACAATATTTACTATATTTTTAGCATCACTTGCACCTTTATCAGCTAAATAGTTAATGCTATCACCCAAATCTTTAATGCCTTTAACATCGGTTTGAAGGTTTGCCATAAGACCACCTATGGCTTCTCCTGCTTCACTAGCACTCATTTCAAAAGCAACGCCCATAGCAGTAGCAGTTTTACCAAACTCCAAAGCTTCTTTAGAAGCAAGACCAAGTTTTCCACCCTCTGCCACTATATTTGCAATTTCTTCTGCTGTCATAGGAAGTTTTTTGGATAAATCTAAAATATCTTGTTTTAAGCCTTCTAGTGTATGACCTTCGCTAAGATCTGTTACTTTTTTTACATCAGCCATAGCACTTTCAAAATCAATACCAATTTTTACACTTTTTCCTACAATACCACTGCTTATTATATTTCCTAAAGAAAAAAGCTCATCTTGCAAACCTTTTCTTTGAAGCTTTAATTCATCTAGTTTTAAAGAGTTAGCTTTTAGTTTATCAAGACTTTTTTGTAAAGTTTTCGTGCCAATTGTTGCATTTTTAACAACATTTTCTAAAACTTTAAAATCTTTGCTTATCTCTTTTACAACGCCTGCATTTTTTAATACAAATCCTAAAACAACACCAATTCCAAGACTTCCTGTATTTTCCATTTTAACCCTTTCTTAAGCAAAGATAATTTAGAATTTTTACTATGAAAATTAAGAAATTATTATTTTATATTGGTTACACATTTGCCTATGCCTTTGCGTTTTATTTTTTTTCGAGCAAAGGTGGTTCTTTTATAGATAATGCTGTCTTATCTTTTTTTCTTGCATTTCCTATATTTTTCTTTTGTTATTTTGTGTTTTATCCAATTTTTTCTTTTATTGCTATTATTATTGGGGCAATAAGCGGAATTTATGATATATTTAAATCCAAAAATCAACTACCCAAACAACTTCCAAGCCCTAAAGAGTTTTAGCCTTTAAAAACTCCTTTGAAATTACCAAAGCTTCTTCAAACTCATCTAAACTTAGATCTAAAACTTCATTAAGTCCCCAATGTAAAGTATGACTTATAAGAGCTACAGCTTCTAAGCTATAACTCCTGCTTCTACCAAAAAACCTTTTAAAGCGTCCTGTAAAGCTTTAAAGTCCTTAAGATTTAAGTCTTCGATTTCACTTTCTTGCTTATTAGTAAGTGTAGCTATCATATTAATAGTTTGCTCCATTTCTTTTTCACTTTTATTAGTAGCGTTTTTTAATACACGCACATTTGGTTCTCTCATTTTTAATTCTTCGCCATTTTCAAGTTTGATTATTTTTTCTTTCATTTTTATTTCCTTTTTTTTAAAACAAAGCAAAGCTTATGCTATTGCTTTGCTATATAAAGCCCTAAGGCAACTTTTTTACTTTTAAACGCCGATTAATTAGTGTTTAAAGGGTTAAATTACTTCTTACATCACTCATCATATCCACACCATTTATCATTAAAATAGTGTTTTTATGGTCGTATGTAATGATAGGAATGTTATTACGGCGCTGCATGTAAAAATGAACTGCCATCTTCACTTCTGCTTCTACTTCCTTTCCACTTTCATGATCGCTTTCGCTTATGCTTATAAATTCTCCTAAAAACTCGGCACTAATACCATAGTTTTTTCCTCCTTTATGAACGCTTTCTCTAAATAATAAAGGAGCTTTAATTTCACTAAAAGTGGTATGAAAGAAAGCCGCATAAAGCACTGGATCAACAACGGCTAATTTAAAGCTAATTTCTAAGGGCTTTAAAACACCGCTGCTATAATTTGCCCCCAAGACCCCTTTAGTTTCAATCATTTCTTGCTCTATGTCAGGAAGTTTTAAATTTCTAACCACCCCTAAGTAGCCTTGACCATCTATGTAAATATTGCCTTCTTGAATAACCTCGCCAATTATCCTTTTCATTTGTATTTTCTCCTTTTAAAATTTTTTAATTATCCGCACTAATAGTTTTAATTAAATCACTTGCCCATTCATCAGAGTAGATGAAATTGATCGTGATTTGTTTAACTATTGGATTATTCATCATTTTTACATTAAGATAAAATTTTCCAGCACTCACATTGGCATCCGTGTTTCTTTCTTCATCCCAAGAAACTTCATAGCCAATTAAAACCTTAGCTCCTTTCAAGTCTCTTAAAAGCTCTTCTACGCTTATTTTTATAAAATATAATTCACTTGCTTTTTTATCAATGGCTTTAAAAGCTGCTTTTTGCGCAGCTTGTGCTATGCGATCAAAGGTTCTTACTCTTGCTAAATCTTGCCAAATTGTATCCTCATCACTGGTTTCCCCACCCCAAGAGCGATAACCTTCACTTAAAATACAAGTTGAAATGTGAGCATTCCTTAGTCTTTCCGCATCACAGTCTTCTCCATTAGTAAATTCTACAAAATGCTCAACTCCTGTTACTCCATTAATAATGCGATTTGAATAAGAATCGCTAAAACCATACTCTCTTTCCCCATCAGTATAAGAAATCATTGCTGCAATGAATGGACTTTGCGGAACAAAAGCATAAGCTCCTCTTGAATTAAGAATTTGCACATAAGGCCAGCAAGCAACAAGCCTTTTAGAACTAAAAGCTTGCATAGCGGTAATTACTTCACCGATATTATTTGCAAAAATATCTACAATGGCTGTGATTTTCATACCTGTTGCTACGCTCTCAAGCTTAGCTTTTACTCCTGCTTCATGAGAATAATAAGGAGCAATGATAACATCAGGAATAAAGCCTGTACGATGATTTGATTTTTTAAACATTTCTATCGCTTCTATAATGTTGGCTAGATTTTGCTCATTATCCTCACCTTCTTCAAAAAAACTAATGATGATAACATTGGAAACATTTTGTAAATTGATACATTCTAAAGTATCAAGCAAACGAAAATCTTGCAAATTATTTTCCTTAATCAAATCACTTACAAATTCTTTTGCCTTGCCTACATTTGAAAACGCAAAAATTGGCATCTCTTCTATATCAGAATAACCCGCTTTTGTATAAAGCAAAGTTTTATTTGCACCTTTTATTGCCCCAGCAATACCAATAGGTGTTGTACTTTGCACCTTGATAGGGCTTGCAGCGCCATTTGTAATAGTGTAATTAACTCCAAAATTAGCTGCCATATTTTACTCCTTTTAAAATTTGATTTTTCATTTATCCTCTCCTTTCATTTTACAACTTCACTCCAATCGCTATAGCTTGTGACTTTTTTGCTTATATCCTTGCCCGTTACAATACTTAACGCATTTATAGAGGATTTTTCCACCTCACTGTTTGTTGTATAAGATTTTTCAAGCGAAAAAATAGGCTCTGGAATATTGGTATTGCAAGCTTCTAAAATCATTTTTGGCGTCCAGTCTCTTGTTGCTACATTTCCATAAGGGCGCACCCCAAAGCCTTGTATATATTGAGTAGGCAAAGCCTTGTCAAATGTTAAGGTAAAATGGCAAATTTTATCTGCGCCTATAGCATTACTTAACATTGATTTGTTATTGCCCATAACAATATTAAAAGTATAGCCATTGCTATAGAGCCCTAAATCTGTTGTAAATGTAGCTGTATAGTCTACGCCATCTATTTCAAATACACAAGTTCCCCCGCTTTTTGTTCCTATAGTACTTGATTTAGCAAAAATCGCATTTCCATCTGTTGTAATAAGTCCAAAATTGGAAAAAGTGCAAGCACTATAAGTTATATTTATATTATTTCTACTTACTTTTAATACTATTTTATTTATTTCATTGATTTTAGTTAGGTTAATCTCAGTCCATGCATGCACATCACTAATCCACATTTTTTGAGGACTTGCACTTTCATTTATCCAAATAAAACCTTGTTTATAGCCTGTAATACCACTTTCTAAGAGTGCAGGTGCATCAGTATTGGTGATATTGCAAAGCAAGGCTTTATTTTCAATCGCATTAATGAAAGCTGAAAGTGTGTTTGCCTCAATATTTGAAACCTTAGCCAAAGTTTCACTTATTAGGGCTTGAGATATAGAATTCACTGCTTCCGTAATTTGATTTTCATCCACTTCCACATTTGCACCTATATTCATATCTTGTATCACTTCACTTACTATAGCGCTTATTTCTTCAGTACTTGGTGCATCACCTTTTTCACCCTTTAAGCTATCTTTCATCTCTTCAATTAAACTTGAGATTTTTATACTTAAATTTTCATTGCTGATTAGATTTTTTAATTCATCTAAATTTTCTATTGTGGCAATGATTTTATTGTCATTGATTTTTACAATACCATCTTTTGAATTTAAATTCATTTGAATTTTAGAGCTTCCAAAGTCAATTGCGTTTGTTTTTGAAAGCATTACAAGGTTTGTATTATCTCCATTTGTCGTAACGCTACTTATACTGTCATGGTTTTTAATCTGTAGAGTTTTGCGGTTTGGATTTTGCTCATCTGAAATATCTATAAATTGCAAAAAGTTATTTTTTAAAATTAAATCTTGAATAAAATCTTTGATTTTCTCATCATCAATTCCACCATTAATTTCATTTTTAATTTTTTCAATACTTTCATTGATTAATTCTTGTACTCTTTGCATATCAATATTGTTGGGCTTTATAGGATTGATAGGAGGTTTAATTTCGTTTTGTCCATCACTTGGAATATAAGAAATATTATAACTCATCTAAAACCTCTTTTAAAAAACATTTAATGCCGTGATAAGCATTGCAAGAGTGATAAAATATAAAAACTTTAAAGCTATTACAATTTAAAGCCTCCATTGCCTCTTTTAATGCTAAATCAGCTATTTTATAGTCGCTCCTAGAATTTGCTTTTTCACATAAAAAATCATGCACCACACAAGCACTAAAATACTCGCTTTTAAAAGGCGGAAACAAAGACCAAAAAAGGCGTGGGATACTTGCCCCATCTGTTTTAAAGCCTTTTGGAACAATGCCTTTGTAATTTGGCAAAGAAAACTCATAATTTTCTACAACTTCAAATTTATCTTTATCGTATGGCTTTACGCATACTCTTTTTAATTCTGTTTTAGTCATTTTTCACTTTCCCAAACAATTAAATCAAGTTCTTCTTTACTCTGTGCATTTCTAGCTTTTTCTTTTAAAGCACTTGCTTTAAAAATAGTCTCTTGTACAAAATAAGCCATGCTACTCGCAAAGATTTTAAATTCGTCCACGCTAAATTTTGTAATTGTATTGTCAAGAGCTATCCATTCTATGTGAGAAACCAAGCTAGGGTTAATAAGAGCGTTAGTTACCGCCCCATTTATTCTTAGTTGATCTTCATTAGAACTTTGGTATATTTTTTCTTGAAATAAAAATCCACCATTTAAAACACTTTCTTTTTTTATATTTATTTCATTGATTTTTAATTCTTTTGCTTCATTTAAAAGTTCCTCTTTGGTTTTTGGCGGATTAACTAAACTATTAAACTCTTCTTCGCTAAGTAGAATTAATCCCTCTTTTATTTGTTCGTCTTTTGTATTATCTTCGTAAGCATAAATTTGATTGTTATTATTTTTGTCTATAAAATATTTCATACATGACCCCTATTAAGATTTAAAAGACGTGCTTTTACCAGCACATTTGTTGGGTTAGCTAAAGTAAAAATTGAGTAAATATCATTAGGTTTTAATATTAATGTAGTTTGAGAATTTGGGGAATTTGGTGTAAGTGTAGTAATTTTTTTATTGTTTACAATCACATCTACATCTGCTATCGCATCCAATAGTATAGTATATATAGTAACAGGAATTGTAAGCCCTGTTGTATTTGTATATTTGACTCTGCTACTCATATCATGAGTCTTAGTTAAAGGATCTCCATCAAGATAAACACCAAAACCTATTAATGATAATAATTCTATATTATTCAATAAAGCTAGACTAGGAATTTGTTCTTTTAAAGCATCCACTAATTGTTTTGCTACGCCTATGTTTTCTTTTTTATTGATTAAAGCTATTAATTCATCTCTTAATTGTGCATCTAAAGAAGCGGCGGTTCCTGTATTTTCCTTTTTATTGATGAGTTTTGTTAATTCTGTTTTTAAAGCTTTATCCAAATTAGCTGCTACACCTTTGTCTTCCTTGGTGTTAATCAAAGCTTTTAATTCTTCTTTCAAGGTTTCAATTTTGAGTTCAAGCTCAATTTTAATAGCATCCACATAATCTCTACTTGCCATAATCACACTAGGATCTAGCTTTAAGATTACTTCTTCTGCATTAGAAAGCTCCATAACTATTTTAATTATAAGTTCTTTAGCACTGCCTTCTTTTAGGATGGGCTTGTAAGTACGCGGTAAATTTCCTACCGCAAGCAAATCTCCTACTTCATCATAAATGCCTATGGCATTGATTTCAAAACCACCAATATCACTTGGCACATAACACATTAAATTAATATAGTTTGGATTGTTTTCATCTACGCTCTTGCTATTTATGTTGGCCTCATAGACAATTTCTTCCAAGCTTTGCATTTCTTCACTAGGTAAAATAACTTTTGAGCTCAATTTAAAACTTTGTAAATTGATACCATTTCCACTAGCACGAGCTGCAATAAATTTAGCAATACCAATTTTAGTTAATATGGTATAGTATTCACTTTTTGACATCAATACACTCCTTTAAAATCAATATTAGTTTTTGATATTTCACATACAAAGATCGTGTTTGCATTTTTGGTACTTCTAATTTCATTTTCTAAAAAAGTGGTTTGAAAAGGTAAGATTTCTATAACTTCCCCGCTAATCTCTACGCTAGCATTAAAGCTATCATTTTTACTTTCAATCTCTATTTCAATAGCTTCTAAAACACTTCTGACATTTTTAAAATCATAAATTAATCTCTCTAAGATATTAAGCGTTCTTTCATCGAAACTAACATTAGTTGTACTTACTTTAACTTTGAAAAAATAAGGCTTTCCGCTATACTCAAACCATTCTTTAACTACTGCCGTTGGAAATACAGCTTTTAAGGCTTCTTTAATTGCCCAAGCAGTGCCATTGTATCTGTCTAAAAGCAAGGCTTTAGATATAAGCTTCCTAGCTTCTTTTTCTTCCAAACCATCAATGCTTACATCATAAGCATTGGCTAAAATTGGCAATAATCTTTCATCGCAATAAAGAGCTAGATTTGTGATACTAGATAAATTTAAATCCTCAAATCTAGTCTTGGCACTTAAGTCGATAGCCTTGCTTTGTTTTGGATGGTGATTTAAAATTAAGCTATTCATTTTGACCTTCTTTCATCACACGAACAAGTTCGTGCCAAAGAAGCAAAACTAAAGACTTCCTGCCCTATTGCTACACAACGCACCTTCATTATAATACTGCCTTTTCATAGTTAAGCAAAAAGCTAAGAGTTGCAAACTCATCATCAGCTATTAATATATTTTCTAAAGGCAAGTCTTTTAATTCTTGCTCTTCTTCATTTATGATTTTTTCTTTAATACTTAAAATTTCGCTTTTATAAACTCCATCCTGATGAAGACATTTATAAATAAACCCTAGTGCCAAATCCACGCTTAAATCAAAATCTTTTTGTAAAGCATTGATTTTTTCACTAATTTCATTAGCACGACTTAACTCTAAAAGCAAAAGTTTAGCTTCTATAATAAACTCTCTTTTTTTGGCTAATTCTACATTTACTTCATCAGTTAAAGGTCTAACTTCATCTGCACTTAAATACTCTTTAACCACATCAACACTTTCTTCATCTTCACTTTTAATAATAACTCTAACTTTCCCAGCTCCATTATTTAAGGCTTTTATGGAGGCAACTTTAGCACTTGCACTTAAGGCGTGATAAATATAGCCTTTTTCACTTCCTGCAGTTGAAAAACGATGAACGCTCATTACAGCTCTTTCTCTTAAACTTTCATCGCTTTCTTCACTCGCTCCGCCTCTGAAAAATTCTAGTTGTTTAATCTTAGCTACAAAAGGCAGTGGAGTTTGTAAAAACTCAGTTTTTCTTTCTTTACTTTCTATAAATTCATCAAGCTCTAAAACACCACTGGCTTTATTCTCTCCTTTTTTAATCACCACCTCTTCTTTTAAGGTAGCAATATCTGCCTTTTCATTTGAAAAAATTGCACCTTTTGGAATGATTACATCATAGGTTAATAAAGAATTTAATTCAAACTCTACTTTGGCACTAGGTTTAACCCCTTTTAATCTTTCTATTAAATACCCATTAGCTACTACATTATCTAAATCACTTCCACTAGCATAATGAAGATAGGTTGCTTTTATGCTCTCATTAATTCTTGCTCTAATTATCATTTCCCTATAAGCAAGAGCCTCTAATACAGCTTTAAAGGGATCAGATTCTAAAAGTTCTACATCTTCTTTTAAAAAGCTTTTAAAAAGCTCTTCAAGATCCTTTAAAATCTTTTCAAAATCAAGCTCTTCTATGATTTTTGGATAAGGAATATCTTTTAAAAAGCTTTGTTTGAAATAGCTATCATTAGCACTTAAAAGCTCACTCATTTACTAAGCTCCATAGTTAAATCTTGATGATTTTCAAAAAGCAAGGTAATATTTAATTTATTATCCTTGCACTCATTAAGTCTTACACCTTTTAGCTTTACTCTTTTTTCCCATTTAGAAATAGCCTCCGCTGTATATCTAGTCAGTTTGATTTTAAAATCATCATCGATTTTTCTATCTATGAGTGTATAAAGTAAAGAACCATACTCTGGTCTCATTACTCTTGAACCCAAAGGAGTGATTAAAATATCTTTGATGCTTTCTTCAACACTTACCATATAACTCATTCTATGCTCCACTTGCCACCATCTGTCATGTCAATTGCTTTGGCATTTTCTTTAATTTCTTCTACAATAGCTCCAGCTAAAGCTCTTAAAAATGGCATAGAATATCTTCTATATCCTCTGCCATCGTCTTCATCTTCTACTCTTAAATAGCCTTGGGCTTGTAAATGTTCTTCCATTTTATAAACCAAAGAGTCTTGCGAAATTGCCATTAGATTTTACTCCTTGTATTGCTTGAGCCATGTGGATGTGGACTTCCTGTAAAAGCACAAATACATTCAGTAGTTACCACGCCTTTGCCGCCAAATCCTAAATCAATACTAGGACTATCAACTAAAACTTTATCTGCTTTAATATTTGCATTAATGCAAACAATATTTATATCTTTAGTTACATCAAGTTTTAAAGTACTTGTTTTAGAGTTGTATTCTAAATGCGTTCCATCTTCAAAATCTATGTTAAAAGTATTTTCATCCGTATTTTTTGCTTTGTGTTTTTCTTGATAAAGCCCACGTAAAATGACACCTGAATTTAAATCACCACGCACAGGTATTACTAATACTTGCTCTCCTATTCTTAAAGGAGAAAAACTCACCGCATAAGAATTAGCTAGACTTTGAAAAACACTTAAAAAGTCAGTCACCATTTCTCCAATTGCAACTTTTGCTTTATTGTCTTTAATGTCGCAAATGATACCAAGCTCATTCATTATAGCTTTTCCATTTTTTTATTTATAAGCTTTTCTACAAGCTGCTCGATTTTAAGCAACGCATCTGTTCCCATATAGGCTGCAAAGCCACCCACCGCAACGCTAAGTTTTATGCCAAAATTAAGATAGTTGACTATTTCAAAAACCAAGTATGCTACAAACATAGAGCCTAGCATGCCTTTTAAAAAAAGCGCAAATTTACCTTTTAAATTAAGAGCTTGACTAAGCTTATTTTTGGTTACAATTCCTACAAGTCCAGCTATAAAGCTCACTATCATTAAAACAATATATACAAATACATCTTCTATCTTCATCGCTAGTTCCTTATAAAAATTTCAAATACATACAATAAAGCTAAAGCAAAGCTTGAAAATAAAAGAGCTATGAAGCAATCTTTTAAAATTCTTTTCTGATTGATCATTTTGTTATTTTCTTTCATCTTGCTCTC